GGGTGGGAATGAAGGGGAAGAGGGGGGGAATGAAGGGGAAGAGGGGGGGAATGAAGCCGAAGAGGGTGGGAATGAAGGCGAAGATAATAGAAATGAAGGGGAAGAGGGTGTGAATGAAGCCATACAAAATAAGTGTAAAAAAGAACCAAACTCTAAAAAAGAGCCTAAACCTAAAAAAGAGCCTAAACCTAAATTTTCATCAAACTGTTCTAAATGTAATAAATTATTTAAAAATGAACTTTTTTATAATAAACATACTCTAGAACAAGTATGTTATAAAAGTAATGAAATTACACATTGTAAAATATGTAAAATAAAATTAGATACACATAATGAGTATAAAAAACATCTATACAGTTTAAATCATATAAATAATATTGGATGTAATACTATTGAAAAAATTAATACATCACCTACACAAACTATACATCATTTAGACCCTTTTTTAAATAAAAATGATGTTGAAAGTATTGCTTCTAAGAATTTAGGTAATTCTTTTACTTTTGTTTTTGATACTGGACAGACACAAACAGTAAATCTAAAACACAATACTAAAGAAAATAAAACTACTAGTGAAACTATAAACACAACTATAAACGAAACTACAAATACTATAGAAAATAATAATATTATATTAAATGAAGAACAACATATTAAACCACAAGACCTAACTGAACGACAAACTAAAATTATTAATTTTTTAAAAAAACAAATAAGTGAAAATAAATCTATAGAAACAAGTGGTACTACTTTTTATAAAATGTTAGATAATAAATTACAATTAGAAGATTACAAAGGATTACAAAAAATAATTACACAACTTGATATTAATGATGATTATAAACAAAATTATATTACTATAATAAATAATTTTGTTTCATTATTAGTTAAAGAAAACACAAATGGTAAAAAAATATACAAAGATAAAGATATATCTCAACTTGTTGTAAATCTTACAAGTTAAATTATTATTTTATTTTTTTTTATATTTTATAATTAATTTTTAATTCATTTAATTTTTTATTTATTTATTTTTTATTTTATTTTTAATTAAATAATTATTATTTTCTAATACTATATTAATATTAATCAAATTATTAATAATTTATTAAAATGCCTTCCACTTTAAGAAAAAGTTTATCTTCAATGAAAAAATTATCATCAAATGATATTAAAAATACAATGACTACTACTATTATGATTTCTATAATTTACAATATTTGTGTTCTTATTTATATATTAAATTTAGAAAATGAAGACTGTAATTGCTTTCGTGATTGGCGTCATGAATTTATCAAATATTATAGTTTTGGTTTAATTGTTTGGGGAATGTTCTCGTTAGCATTTAATTTATATGAAAGTAAAAATGAAGTTATTAATATTGCTAAAAAACTTTCTATGGTTGCTTATTTTATTAATGTATGGTGTGTATATAGTTATGTTGGTATTTTAGATTATACTCAATGTAAATGTGCTATCCAACAAACTAAAAAAATACATTACTTTCTCTATTTATTTAGATATATATTAGTTGCTTTTGTATTTCTAGGTTTAATAGGAGGAATTGTTGTTGCATTAGAATAAATAAAATTTTTATTTATTTATATTTATTTATATTTATTTATATTTATTTATTTTTATTTATTTTTATTTATTTTCTAATACTATATTAATAAACTTTTATTTTTTATTAAATATTTAAAATGTTTCAATTAATACTTGGAGTATTTTTATTATTAATAATAATTTTTATATATACTGGTTTAGGTGTTTTAACACGTGAAATTTTTGCTGATAAAAAATGCGATATATGTCTTATATCAAAAGACACACCAAAAACTACTGAAGCACCAAAACCTACTGAAGCACCAAAACCTACTGAAGCACCAAAACCTACTGAAGCACCAGCAACTTTTAATAATATTACTGAAGGATTTAGTAATAATGCTGTAAAATTAGATTTAAATGAACATGAACTTGTTTTTTCTAAAGGAGCAATTGTTTTATTATGGATAATTGTAATAATATCAACTATTACTTCTGTTTCAGCAATAGCAATGATGTAAATATGTTAGTTTAATATGTTTTTACTCTTATTCCAGTTTCACTCATACCAATACTTGTTACAATATTAAATTTAATTTTATCTTGTGCTAATTTTTTATGAACTTCATTAATAGTTTTACATCCTAAATAACTTAATCCAGACTTTAAACCACCATTAATCTGCTCTATTACATCTACAACACTACCACTTAATTCTTGTTCTCCATCAACACCTTCAGCAGTAAATTTTGTTTTTAATTTTTTATTATTAGTATTAATATTACTATTACTATTATTAGTATTATTAGTATTTACAGATGGTGTATTTAAATCTGTTTTTTCTTGCTTACTTAAATTTGCCATTGTTGAAGCCATACCTCTAATATATTTAAATCTTTTACCATTACGATATATAATTGTTCCTGGACTTTCTTCAGTTGATGCTAATGTTCTACCTAGCATTATTGCTGAAGATCCACACGCAAGTGCTTTCATTTTATTACCAGTTTTACCCAAACTTCCACCATCACATATAATATTAGGCATTTTATTAGGTATTGTATTAGGTATTGTATTAGGTATTGTATTAGGTATTGTATTGTGTTCTATTTTATATTTAAAACATTCTGAAACAGCACTAAATTGACCTTTACCTACTCCTGTTTCTAAACGAGTTGTGCATATACTGCCATTACCTACACCTACACGAATACAATCAACATCATATTTAGATAAAGCCTCATATCCTTGCCAATTACAAACATTACCAACCATCAATACAATATGCTGATATTTACTACGTATTTGTGTAATTGCTTCAAATACATTTTTATTAAATCCATTAGCAACATCAATACATATTAAATCTACACCTACATTTATTAATTTATCTAATCTTTCTAAATAATCTCCTATAATACCAACTGCTGCTCCAACACATAATGCTCCATTAGTGTCTATACAAGCATTTCCTTTATTATTTTCATAATGTTTTATATTATTTAAAGTAATTAATCCAACTAATACTGAATTATTTACAATAGGAATTTTTTCTATTTTATTTTCTAACATTAATTCTTTAGAAATACTTAATGTTGTTTCTAAAGAATGTTGTGTTATAGACATATCTAAAGTAATTAAATTTACACTCATAAACTCTTTTACAGTTAATATAATAGATTGATTTTGTTTTTCTACTGATTGTTGTTCTTGATGATTTTTTAGTTTTTTATTTTTGTCTTGTATTTGTATCTCTGTAGATTGAATATCATAATATTTTTGTTTCATATATTCAATATCACGCCTAGTAATAATACCTAATAAATTATTATTTACATCAATAACACAAAAAGATGATACATTATATAATTCTCTTAATTCCTCAATTTCTAAAAGTGTTGTTTCTGGATAAATTTTATAAGGTTCAGTAATAATATATTGTAAAAATCTTTTAACTTTCATTACTTGTGATACTTGAGTATCAATATCCATATAACGATGAATAATACCCAAACCACCATTTTCTGCCATTTTAATTGCCATATCAGTTTCAGTAACAGTGTCCATTGGACTACTTATTAATGGTGTTTTTAATATTAATTGTCTTCCATTTGTTCCTATATTTGTTTCTAAATTAATAGAACTACGAGTGACAATATCACTTAATAATGGTTCCATTAATACATCATCAAAACAAAATGATTGACCCAAATTCATTTTATAAAATTTGTAAATTTATTATTTTTTATAACTAAAAATAAATAATATACTTATTTTTATATTAAAACGATTATAAAATAAATAAAAAATATAATAAAATAAATAAGTTAATCTAAATCATCTATTATTTCTTCTTTAGTAGGTTTATGTGTTGGTGTAAATGTATTTGAATTATTAGTATAATTATTAGTATTATCTTGTTTTCCTATAAAATCTTTTATATAAAGTATTGATTCATTATCAAATATCATAAAATACATAAATAATAATGGTAAAAAATGAAATATCGTTTTATCTAAAGCATAATCTATTTTATCCATTTTATTTTCTTGATTTACATTATTTATTTTATTATTATTATATTTATTTTGATTAATATTATTATTACTTAAATGTAAATTCGTCTTTATTATTTTTGTATTTTCATTATTTTCATTATTTTCTATTTGATTAAATAAATATACTAATTTAAATAATTCTATTGATAAACCCTGTAGCGCTAATTCAAAATCCATTAATTGTTCATATTCTATTTTACCATCATTAATATAATTATGAATATTTTCACCAATATACTTATAATTTTTATTAATTCTATTCATTCTATCATCAATTTTTTCAACATATTCTATTATTTCCATTATACTATTTTCACTTACTTAATTTTATTATTTTTATTAATATTAAATATTATATAAATAGTTTTTAGTCGCATACTATAAAAAATATAAAATATAAAAGATAAAAGATAAAAGATAAAATATAATAATTAAAATAAAAAATAAAAAATAAAAAATAAAAAATAAAAAAATAAACTTACTTAAAAAACTAATCTATATCTATATTATCATAATTTGGTGGTTTAACATTATTTAAATAATTATTTTCATTTAATTCATTATTTTCTAAATTATTAGTTATATAATCTATTTCATTATAAGCAGGTAGGCTATTTATAACATACATTTTTGATTTTCCTTTTTTTTTACAACAACAACATAAACAACCCATCAATAATAATAAATAAAATAAAAATAAAATATTTATACTTCCATAATATCTATCTGTTACTATTATATCTTCTGTTTGTGTTTGTAGAGCATTTTCATTTATACATTTACATAAACAATTTGATACTTCATTTGAGTTATTATCTATACAATCTATACTTAATAATGTTTTTGATGTATTTTTATTAATTATATTCACATATTCTATTATAATATCTTTACATACATTTGAACAATAATCTATTATTTTACTAGATACAATTGATGTAAAATTTAATATATTATAAATAATCATTTTATTATTTTAGATATTTTACTATTTTACTATTTTACTATTTTAGATATTTTAGATATTTTATTATAGTTTGTTATTTAATTATATTTTATTAATATAAAAAAATTAAAATTTTAAAATTTAATTTTATAAATAGTATTATTTTATTAACATTAATATTATTTTTAAATTATTATAATTATTAAGCATCTTCTTCCTCAGTAAGAGTTACCTTTTTTTCTTTTTTAGTTTTAGGAGTTTTAGGTTCCTTAGTTTCCTTAGTTTCCTTAGGTTCTTTCTTACTTTTAGAAGATTTCACTTTTTCTTTAACTTCCTCAGGTTCAGTTTCAGTTTCAGTTTCAGTTTCAGTTTGATGGTCAGTATCTGCTTTTACTTTTTTGTCATCTTCGTCTTTATCAGTTCCAGTTATTTCATTAATTTGAACTTCTTCTGCTTCACCTGCTAGTTTCTTAAGACGAGATAATTCAATACTATTCCATTTTTCAAATACTTCTTTATATTTTTCTTTTTCTTCACGATAAATAGTTTCATAAGGTTCTTTTTCTTCAGCAGAAAGTTTTTTCCACATTTTACCCGCCTCAACAGTAACTTTAGTATTTAATTTAGTAGTTTCACCTTCTTTCATTAATTTTTCTTTAATTTCAGAACGTTTATCACTTACAAAATGAAAATATGCTGTTGTAGGACCTTTAGGTTTTTCAGAAGCAATATCACCATTTTTCACAGCATCAGTCTTAAGAGTTTCATAATTAGTTTTATATTCTTCTTTTTGCTTAGATGCTTCTTTAATATAAGGCTCTTTTTTCTTATCAGAAAGTTCATTCCAAGAGGAACTCGCATTCTTTAATTCAAATTTAACTTCTTTTTCCTTACATTCTTTAGCATAATATTTACAATATAAATTATAGGCAGATTTAGGCTTTGATAAACCTGAAGGTTTAAATGTTTCCTTAACTTTTTTCTCACGTTTATTTTGTTTAGTAATTAATTTATTAAGATTTTCAATTGAATCTCCCCAATAATGTTTAAGAATTGCTTCAAACCCTTCTTCATCAATAAATTCATTGTTTAAATCAGTTAAGAAATCACGGAAAAATTTAGCATCTTCTGGGCTACGTTTAAAGCGTCCATTCCAAATACTATGCGTTTCCATTTCGTCAGAAGAATGTTCAGTGTCTGTTTCTTCAGTTTTTTTAATAGTTTTTTCTTTCTTAGATGTTTTAGTAGCCATTGTAATAATTAGTTGTGATATGTTTAAATTAAACTTTAATACGTTTTAATATAATATCAATTTCACGAATCTTATATAATTTACAATACTAAAAATTAAAAAATCAATTTTTTATTTTTGTTTTTTCCATTTTTTATTTTGGTTTATTTTGGTTTATTTTGGTTTATTTTGGTTTATTTTGGTTTATTTTGGTTTATTTTGGTTTATTTTGGTTTATTTTGGTTTATTTTGGTTAAATTTTGTTTATTTTAGATTATTTATCTTTATTTTACATTAAAAATTGATTTTTATTTTAGTATAGTTTAATATTACAATTATTTAATTTAATCAAAATGAGTGATGAATATAAAAATTCGTTTTATGACCTATCTCTATCTATAAAAGAACCAGATTTTGATACTCTAGATGTATTTGAACAAAAATATTTAACACACTATAATTGTAAAGGTAATTACCCTAAAATACGATTTATTATGAATACACTAATATTTTTACGATTAAAATTTGACTTTATACAATATAATCCCACTCTTTTAAAAGAGTATTATAATACTTGTCTTAAATTTGAAAAACTTTTTAAAGAAAAAAATACAGAAGAAGAACTTAAAAAATATGGACGTGTGTGTAATACTTGTAATAATAATAGTTTTAAATATTTTCTTCAAAAATGTTCTTGTTGTAAATCAGTATATTATTGTAATTATGTATGCCAACGGCGTGATTGGGATACATCTCATAAACAATTATGTCCTATATTAAAAAAACAATACGATGACTCACATTTTAATAGTAGTATTGTGTCTGATGTATCTAGTGATAGTTATGATATTTCTAGTGATAGTTCAGATATGAATAGTGATACTAATTTAGAATTAAATGTAGATAATACTGATGATATTGATAATATTAATGATACTGATGTAAATACAACTTTTAATCCTTCTTTATCTCCTTATAATTCTTAAGTAAATTATTGTATTTTTTACTATTATTTTTACTATTATATTTTTTTATATTACATTTCTTTATTTTCTATAAAATTTAATTTAAAAATTGATTATATAATTTACTATAAAGAGTGTATTAAAATTATTACAATAATTATTAAGTAGTGAAGTAGTGAAGTAGTTAGGTAGTATAATAATTTAATAAATCAAAAATGGGTGTTCCAGGATTATTTTCTTCTATCGTTAAAAATTATAATAATACAGATGATAAAGAACGTAAAATTATTAAACAATCAATTGATAATGATTTACCTAATCATTTGTATTTAGATTTTAATGGAGCGATTTATCAAGTTTTACGTGATGATATTAAAACAGAACAAACTTTAATTATACATACTATTGCTTATCTAGAAACATTATGTAGTATTATACCTAATTTAGAATTTATTTATATTGCGATTGATGGGGTTTGTCCCCGTGCAAAAATGGAACAACAACGGCAACGTCGTTTTCATTCCGTATGTCGTAAAAATCGCACTAATAAAATTAACCAAGAATATGGTAATGAACTAGATAAATCATCCATTAATAAAGATATTGATACTAATATGATTACACCAGGAACACGATTTATGCATAATTTATCAGAACAAATTAAAGAAACAATTCGCGAAGGTGGAACAAATAATATTTTTAAAAATAAAACTATTATTTTTAGTGATTCATCTATTCCACAAGAAGGAGAACATAAAATTCTACAACATATTAAAGAAGTTCAACATCTTTCTATTAATGGAACCAATAAAGAACAACAACTTTATGGAAAAGAACATAATACTATTATTTATGGATTGGATGGTGATTTAATTTATTTATCTCTTACTACTCATATTCCTAATATATATCTCTTTCGTGAAGCCTCTGAATATGGTAATTTAGCAGTTATTCATTCTGGAAAACCTTATTTATTTATGGATATTACTATTTTACAATATGCTATTATTGAAAATTTTAATAAATATTGCGGTATTGTTGAACCTACTAAAATAAATCAATATATAGATGACTATGTATTTTTAGGTATGATTTTAGGCAATGACTTTATGCCTAAACAACATTGGTTTAGTATTTATGAAGGAGGATTTGAACGCTTATTATCAGCCTATTTTCAAATTCATAATCATACAGAACAATTTCTTGTAAATGTAGTGTCTATGCAAATTAATACCGAAATGTTGTGCGATTTATTATTTATTATTAAAGAACAAGAAAAAGAAGCAGTTGATAATTTATTTGAAAAAAGAAAAAAATTACGTATTCATGTTAAAGATGATATGACCGAAAGGGAAAGACAACAATTATTAACTAATATGTTTCCACTACAACATCTTTATATAGAAAAAGCAATAGAACCATATAAATCAGGATGGCAATCTAGATATTATAAAACTTGTTTTAATATGGATGATACAAATGAGAATTTAGAAATGATTACACAAACTTATTTAAAAACATTAGTTTGGAATTTTCTCTATTATTTTGATGAGTGCCCTTCATGGGATTGGTATTATCCATATGCTTATTCACCTACATTTACCAATATTTATAATGAACTTGTGAAACATAAAAATATAAATATTACAACAACAAGTAAAGTATTTCATTTTGGTAAAACCTCGCCTGTAAATCAACAAACTTTATTATTTATGGTATTGCCTTTTGCTAGTCGTAATTTAATGATTAATGACGCAAAATTACAATTAGAAAGTGAAAAATCTATAATGAATATGTATTTTCCTAAACGTTATGGATTAAATCTTCCTTTTCATCGTTATTATTATGAATGCACACCAATTATCTATAAAATGGATTTAAATAATGTTAAAAAATTTATAAAAGACTGTAAAATGACTGAAGATGAGAAAAAAAGAAATAGTGTTGGAGAATTATTTTATATTGAATAGATAAGAAGTTTTTGATTTTTTATTTTTTAAAGTTTTATTTTTTATTTATTTATTAAAAAATTATATTAGTATTTATTATTTATAAACTATAAAATAAATAAAATGTCTTCTTCACAAAATATTAATAATTGTGTTAATCACGCATTAATTTTCCTAAACAAAAATCCTGATTTATTAACCTATGTAAAAGAGTTTAATAATAAACATAATCAAAATCATAATGGATTTTTATACACTAATTCTAATGAATTAAAAACAATTAGAACAGAATTAATAAACAAAGGTTATAATGATTATACTATTCCTGCTACTTTACATGAATGTGAAAATTTATTAAATAAAAAAATTAAATAAATATTAAACTAAAAAAAATAAACAAATTAAAACAAAACAGTTATTTTTAGTAATAATAATAAAAAAATTGATTTTATAGTTTATATTTTAAATAATTATATAACTTTACACTTACATAACATATCTGTTTTTCACATACTTTAAGGTTTAAAATCTTAATGGATTTGTCTAAGGGAAATATGGGAGCAGCAAATGTTCTTACACAATTATGTGGCGAGAATGCTTTTACCTCATTAGACAGCCTTCGAAAATATAACATTACTGGATCATTAATTTGGTGCTTATACAAAGATGTATGTAAGCAAAATTTACACAAAATGATTACTATTTTAGATAACTGTGAAAATGGTAATATTAAGCTTGAAACACTTACTCACGCAATTAACAATTATGGCGATGGATTGGATATTTCACGTTATTAAATAAAAAAATATAAATAAAAAAATTAAAATAGTTAAATAATTAAAAATATTTTATTTTTTTCTTATTTTTTTTTATTTGTTCTTATTTTTTCTTATTTTTTATACTTTCTAATAATATATTATAATTATCCCAATAAATATTTGGTGTTGTTAAATGCCTTTTACATACATCTTCATCTTTATTCATTATAGAATTTTTACACCTTATTAATTTATTCTTATAATTTCTTATATAAGAACAACGTTTATCATCTTCAATTTCTATTTTTTCTAAATCTTCTTTCAAACTGTCATCTTGATTTATTATATTTATTCTACTTTTATTTAATAATTTATCCTTATATAACTTATATTCACTATCATCTTTTAATTTAGCATCACCTTTTTTTATATATTTTTCATAAATATAGTTTATTACATAATTTTCTAATTTATTTAATTCTCTAGAAAAGTTTTCTATATTTAATGACATTATAATTTATTATATATAGTTTAATATGTATTTTGAGTTTGATACTACTTTTTATAATTTATAAATTCAATTTTATAAAAAATCAATTTAATAGTATTTATCTATAATTAAACCATAAATAACTTCATTTTTAATATGTTATAAAATTGATTAATTTAAAGATAAACTTTTAAATTATAAATATAGATTTACAAAATAAAGATATTTAAAAGAAAATATCATTTAAGTATTTATTCTGTATTACATTAATTTAACTTAACTTATTAACTTATTAACAATGAATAATACTATTATATCTACTTTAAATGAAGTAAATGAAGTAAATGATGTAAAAGATAGTGAATTTGATGTTGATAGAGAAAAAAAAGAAGAAAAAGCAGAAAAGAAAGCAGAGAAGAAAGCAGAGAAGAAAGCAGAAAAGAAAGCAGAAAAGAAAGCAGAAAAGAAAGCAGAGAAGAAAGCAGAGAAGAAAGCAGAGAAGAAAGCAGAGAAGAAAGCAGAGAAGAAAGCAGAGAAGAAAACTATTTCTATAGCAGAAAAAGTTAAAGATGATACACTTGAATTTATTGCTTCAGAAGTTTCTATTTCTACTTGTACTGTTTTAACTAATTTAAATTCTAAATTAAATCTTGGATTAATTAGTAGATTTATACCTATTCACGACCAACTTTCAAAAGAATTAGATGAAAAAAAAGGAGGGATTTATAATTTAGAATTTTATGGTAATTGTGCCCGCGGAGAAACTCTTATTGATAAAATTAAAGATGAATTTAATAATCAAGCCACTGTAAAATTTAAATATTGGGGATTTCGTAATGTTAATGTCAAATTTTTTGCTAATGGAAAATTACAAATGACGGGCTTAAAATATGAAGATGAAGCAAAAGAAATTGCACGTTTATTAATTGATATAATCAATGATATTACAGTATCTATTAAAACATCTATTGAAAGTCTTAAAACAATTAATAAAACATATGATTTTCAATTAATCTATGATAAAGATACAAAAGAAGTATTTTATTATAGACATTATTATGATAGGTTTTTAATTCATTATGAATTTGATACTGATATTATTTATAATGATAGTATTTTATTTACTGAAAATGAGATTGAAAGTGAGATTGAAAGTGAAATTCTAAAAGAAAATGATAATTATATTAATATATTAAACTATACACCTAGCACTATAAAAGATTTAAAAGAATTAGAAAAAAAACACATCAATTATAATCGTAAAAATTATATAAAAGAAGTTCAAGATGTTTATAATGATACTCTTGAAGAAAAAAATATTTCATTCTTAAAAGATAATAATTGGTATGGTGATAATTCTATTAAACAAATTATTTCTAAAATTGAACACTTAAAATATTATTTTATATTTGAACTAGAAACATCATTAATTAAAAGTAATACATTAGTTGATATTAAAAAAAATATTGAACTCTTAATGAAAAAATATACTAACTTTAAATTTTTACAACTAGATAAAATTTTAGGAGATATTCAAAAAAATTTATATGCTAATAATGAAGATACTATTCATAATCTTAAAAATACTATTTTTAAATTTAATAAACAATATTTAATATTATTAGAAAAAACAATTAATCGACTTGTTAATATTAGAAGTTTAGATATTCAAATCTGTAATTATGTTAAACATTATTTAATAAATGAGGAGGTAGTGAATGATGAGGTAGTGAATGATGAGGTAGTGAATGAAGAGTTAGTGAATGAAGAGTTAGTGAATGAAGAGTTAGTGAATGAGGAGTTAGTGAATGATATTACGATACCATTAGAAAAATTAGAATTAATGAATAGTATTATTACTGAACAACATAATTATAAAGTCAGTGGAACACAAACTGTATTAATTAATAGTGATTTATCAATTAATCATAATATTGATTTAAAACGATTATCTAAACTTTTAAAAAAAGAAGGTTTCTTTAATACATATGAACCTGATGATTATCCTGGTGTTTTAACAAAATACTATTTTAACGCTAATAATAATATACAAGGTATATGTAATTGCCCTACTCATTGCTCTACGTTAGAAAAACATTCTATATGTACTAAAATTACAATTTCTATCTTTAGACCTGGTAGTATTATTATTACAGGAGCACGTAATACAGTTCATCTAATGACAGCACACGATAAAATATTAGATATTTTAAAAACAAATCTTAAAAAAATAAAAGGTGTTGAAAATGAAGATGATAATAAACAAATTGCTATTTTAAACAATGAATTTAGAAAAATTTCAAAAAAAACAAGACTCTTCTTTATTAAAAAAGAACAAATTGATGATTATGATAAAATTGCGAAGGTCTAATAATTGCGAAGGTCTAATAAGTTTTACTTTGTAAAAGTTATTTTATTTATAAACAATAATTAATAAATTTACCATATTCTGTTTTTATTTTTTCCCAAACGTGTTTTGGCATTTTATTTACCATATTTAATTTTAAAAATTTACCATATTCATTACTCATAAATAATTCGTGATACATTATTATATGTGGTTGTGGTTTGTTTTCTATAAATGAATCACTATTTATTTTTGCTAATTTTTTCTTTTCAGCAAAACAAGATTCATAAACATCTTTATAACCTTTCTTTAATTTTGCTAAATTTATAAAATTACCTATACCTAATGACATCATTATATTATCTTCTTCATTGTCAAACCTTTTTACATTGGGTTCTAATTTTTGTAATTCTTCCTCTTTACGAATTCTACGAATAAAGCCTCCCTCTTGCTCTTTTACTTCTTGTTCTATGATTTCTGATGATGATTGTAATGATGATAATGATGATAAATCGGGGTCTTGTTCTAATGTATCTAAAACTTCATTTACTTCTATCATACTAACACGTTTTTTATCGGCTCTTGATAATTCTCTATAAGGTTTTCTAGATTGATAAGGATTTAATGCCGTTTGTAATGTTCGGTATAAATCACCACTTGTTTTTCTAACTTTAGCCATTTTTCCAGGATTAACATAATGTTCTCTACACCATTTCTTTAAAGATGGACTACTCTTAATATCATATTCATTATCTTCGTCATCTAATGTAAATTCTTCTTCTCTTATAGTATTTATTTCTAATTTAGATTGTATTGTTTTTTTATTATCTTTTTCTTTATCTTCTTTTACTTTTAAAGCAAATGCTAAATACATTTTATAGGCTTTTAACAATGACATATAATCACCATACAAATGTTTATAAGATTTCATTACTTTTTTATATTTTTCTGCTTCTTTTTTATTCCATTCATTTGATTTCTTTTTATCAGGTCTATGGGGCGTAAATATACTATCCAATCTACCATCAGCAATGACCGACAACGCAACAATATCACATACTGAACGAGAACAGCCATAAAAATGAGATGCTATTAATGAACGAGCACTATTTGGTTCTAATACTCTAAATTTAGATAAAGCAAAACCCATTGGTGTTATTTTACCATCATTATTTATATTTGTAATTGCTCCTAAGGCATAAAGAGTATTTAATCCATCACTTATAAATGTTTCGTGAGGAGGAGATATAAATTCATCTAAAAATATTCTTAATTTTTTAACTGTATTAATATCTGACATTTTTAATAAATCTAATAAAGTCATTGTTATATTTTCTTTTTCTATTGATGGTGTTGGATATTCTTGAAACCCTTCTAAATCATCTTCATCATAAAGATGGATACAATATCCCATTTGTGTCCTACCTACACGTCCCTTACGTTGTTTTACAGCACTTTGGGCTATATTACTTTCTAATAATCTTTTAACTCGCATTGTTGGTTCATAAGAAGACGTATATTCTAATCCAGAATCAATTACATAAATAACGCCATCAACTGTTAATGATGATTCAGCAACATTTGTTGTAAATACAATCTTTCTTGTATAAGGATAACCATTATCATCTTTTAATAATTTATATGCATGTTCATCTGTTGCTAAATTTTCTTCTTTTTTTGATGTTTTACCATCTAATATAGCACAATATGGATTAATTTGATATTCAGGTGGTATTATTTTTGTTTTTGATTGTGAATTTTTTCTTGATTGACTTATTGATTTTCTTGATTGACTTATTGATTTTTTTGTTTGACTTCTTGATTTTTTTGTTTGGGTTCTTGATTTTCTTGTTTGTGTTCTTGATTTTTTCTTTGTTTTTTTAATAAATTGTTTTCTAAAATTACTCATTTCTCTATTAAGACTATCACGTAATTGATTACCATCACTTTTTGATTTTATAAATACCATTATATCGCCACTAGGTGTCTTTTTTAATAATTTCATCAATAGTTCAATAGTAAATGCTTTCCAATCACGTGGTCTAGGGAAAAATTTAGGTTTGATTGGATAAGATGTCTGACTTCCCGCGTCGATTTCACCAAACTTATATAATGATTTTGGAAAATAATTATTAAATTTTTCTATATTTACAGTAGCACTCATAATAATCACTTTTAAATCTTTTCTTTTCATACAGGCTTTTTTTAATAATAATAAAAGTAAATCAGTTTCTACACTACGTTCATGAACTTCATCTACAATAACACACTTATAATTACTTAATAAAGGGTCTGAACCTGTAATACTAGATATTAAACTCCCTGTGGTAGTAAATGTAAGTTTTGTTTCAATACCATTTTTATTTATTTCTTTACCATCTTTATAAAAATAACCTACATGCTCTCCTATTTTAACATCCATACATTGAGCAACAAATTCAGCATTTTTTCTAGTTAATATTTTTTTAGGTATAGTACATATAACATTTTCTTTATAATCAAAAGCGTGAAGAGCAATACGTGGAATTAAAATTGTTTTACCTACACCTGTTCCTGCTTTTGCTAATGTAATTTGGTTTTTTTCTATACTTTCTATAATAGCATCTTTTTTTTCATATACTAATTGAGTTGTCCATATTTTTGCTAAATTTATATATGTTGCTGGTAATTTTTTTATTATTTCATTACTATATAAATTTTTATAAGGTTCATTCGTTAAAGGATTATTATATAAACCATTAGGGTCATACAATCCTATATTTTTACTAATAGTATATTCTTTTTTAGATGACATTTATTTTATTTTTTATTATTTTTATTATTATAATAATGATATATTTTAATTATAATTATTTTGTGTATAATTATAATAATTTTGTATATTATTATAATAATTTTTACACTTTTTAAAAAATTTATTTTATAAATTCTTAAATGTATCTATTAATAATACACCCATTGGTATAAATACAGCAAACCAACACCATAATGAACCAAATGCTCTTTGTTTATTATAAATAATATAAGATACTATAAATGATATTATACATATTAAAGATATATATAAGTTATATGGTTTATTTAATCCATAATACATTAATATCATTAATATTATTGGAAAACATAATGTCAATAATTCTGGATTTTTTTTATAAAACCAACTCCATTGTAAATAAGGAGACGATATAGGTGTGACACTAGTACATCCTATCGGAAATAAAGTTATACTATATATAATTAAACCAATAATATATATTATTATGATACTATCTAATATTTGTTTATTTTTTTTGTATAATTCTTTATTATAATAAAATATTGCTAAATATAATATAATAGGTTGTATAAAATTTACAATGGTTCCTATATAACTTAAAGTAATATTTCTTAAATTACATTTATTATTTGTCCATAAAAAATATTCTATTAATTGCATATGAATTACAAATAAAAAAAAACATCCCACTATTTTTAAATCTTTATCTTTTTTTTGTATTAGTAAAAAACTTGCTACTAATCCTATAAAATAAGTATATAATGATATGTCTTTATTATAACACATTTTAAGATTTACTTTACTATTAATAATTTATATTTTATATTTTATTATAGTTTATAAAAATTGATTTTGTTTAATTTATATTTTTATTATCATTATTATTTATAATACAGTTAATAAATTTTAATATATTATTATAGTCTAATACAATTTATTATTATTATCTATTAACTATTAAAGTATTATTAATAATTAAAAATGGATACTACAGAGATTATCACTTATACTAAATATGGTGTTAAACAACACGAATATGATGTTCATAAATACGTCTATAATTTAAAATTAGAAAAAGTGAATGTTCCTAAAATTATTAGTTATGATAAAGAAAAAGAAATTATGGTTATGCATAAAATTAATGCTCTGAATTTATCAGATATGTTTGGTGAAAAATCTTCTGATATTGATGAATACTATTTTGATGAAATACGCACTATTATTCAAACACTATCGGATAATGGTATTGAATACCCTGATATTACAGGTTATAACTTTATTGAACACGATACTAAAATATGGATTATTGACTTTGAACACGCTCATATCCGCGATACTTTTGTTGATAAATTCATTCAAGGACGTAATAAATGGAACCCTCGATTTGCTTAAATATATTAATAATTTATTAGTTTTTATTATATAATTTATTTTTAAGGATTTTATATTTTTATATTTTTATAAATTATTATTTTAATTTTTTAATTTTTTTTTCACTTAAAGCAGTAAGATGTACTTTTTTTCTATTTTTATTCATATATTAACAAAATACATTTATAACACATGGATTAAAAAATGTCATTTTTTTCTACTTTTTTTGACATTTTATGTGTTTTACATACGTTTTACTAATATATACACTTAAAACAAACTGATATTATTGTTTTTATCGTAAATATTACATTTATCACCGTAAATTATTTTTATTTTTTTATTTATATTTTATTTTTATAAATAAAAAAATTTTTTTTTTAAATTTATGTAATTTTTTTTACAAGACTTTTTTTATTTTCGTTTTCAATTTTCCCCCCTCTCTAAAAAAGTGGATTTATGTGTTTTTTTTGATGTTTTACATAGGTTTGAATATAGTTTTACGCTCAAAACACACGGATGCTTTTTATATGCTTATTTTTACGTTTTTACATAGGTTTATAGTATATTTTACATTAAAACAAATAAATACGTTTTAAGATGCTTTTTATCTTTTAAATTACATAAAAATGTCTTTTTACACCTATTATAGTAATATATTAACTAAAATCAAAATGATTTTTTTGTTTTACCCGCGTATTTATACTTTTATAAGTATAATTTATGTTATGTATGTAAATATTTTATAGTAAAAAATTATAATTTTAAAAATTTATGTAATTTTTTTTTACAAGACTTTTTTTATTTTCGTTTTCAAATTTCCCCTCTCTAAAAAGTGGATGCGTGCTTATTTTCACGTTTTTACATAAGTTTATATAGTATTTCACATTCAACTCAAACGGATGGATTATGGATGCTTTTAGTTTTTTTTTCACAAAAATATGATTTTATACTCATATATACAATATATACGCACGAAACAAATGAATGCTTTTTTATATTATTGCTTAATATATAAAATTATTTAAATATAAGTATATTATAATAATTTAAAAATAATTTTTTATTATATAATAATTACTATTAATTATATTTACTATAAATAATACTTAAAATGGATAATAAAACGTGCCCTACGTGTAAAAGTATTTTTAAATATCCTAGTAGATTAAAAATTCATTTACAAAATACAATACATTGTAAAAAAACTAACGCCGAAATAGATACATATTTTAGTAATATTAAAAACCAATCATCTATAATTTCATTATCATATAATCGCTTAGAAAATAATAGTTTAGAAGATAATAATAATAATAATATTGAAAATAATAAATGTAGTAAGTGCAATACTTATTTTAAATATACGCAAAATTTACGTAGACATTTAAAAGTATCAAAATGTAGTAGACAAAAAGAAGCAGAAGAAAGAAATAAACAAATAGAGATATTACAAACACAAATTAATGAATTAAAAAAGCAACAAACAATTATACCTAATAAAACAAAACAAAAAAATCAACAAATACAAATTATTAATAATAATCATAATGAAAGAATAATTAATAATAACTTAACAATAAATAATAATAATACCATCATACAACATATATATCCTTTAGGATATGAAAAAATACCTAATATATCACAATCAGAAATGATTAGATTATTAGAATTAGGTGATAAAGGTGTAATTGAAATAGTTAAATTAGTATGTGAACAAGATGAAAATAAAAATTTTTATAAAATAAACTTAAATAAAAATAATATTTCTTACTTAAGCAATCAATATAAAATAGATATATGTCAAGAAGCCGAATTAAAAAAAACTTTATTAAAACATTGTGTTATATTAACTTATCAAATGTTAATTGTATGTAGTCCTTTACTTAGTTCTGAAAAAATATACGAAATAAATTCTAATTTACAAAATATGTCTGATAAAATGAAAGAAGAAATATATGAAAATGGATTAAAAAATATTATAGAATATGAATTAAGAACGAATAATAAAATAAATAAAGATAAAATAACAAAATATACTAAAGAAATTAATAATAATAGTAATATTAAAGAAGAAGCATTGGAACATTATAATACAATATTACAATTAAAAGATAATACTAATAAATCATTATCTACTGGTATTAGTTTATGTGAAATTAATAAAAAATTAGGTGATCCTTTAAAAATACCAGAAATGGCGTTTGAATATACTTATAATGATTTTAATACTAAACGTTTTGAATATACTACTTATTTAAAGTATTGGAATAAACGTATGAATGATGAAGAAGATTATATAAATACACATCCTAATAAATCTTTATGTGATTTTGTAAAATTAGAAGAAAGGAAAAAAGATATTAATATTAAAATAGATTTTATGAAGAAGCAAAGTGAAAATATGAGAAAATGTGATAATCAAAATAATTTATTAATTAATAGAGATAATTTTAAAGTATTAATCGCACATTCTTATATTAATGAAAATCAAAGAATTAAATTTTAACTATATTAATACTTATATAGTATATATTTTTATTCATATTTTTATATTTTTAGTTATATTATTATTTTTAAAGGTTTGAGTTTTTACTTTTATAGTTTACGGTGTTTATATATTTGGGTTCATATTGTTATATTTTGGGTTAAATTTAGTTTTTGGGTTTTTGGAGATTACATATTTTGCTTAATAATCGTATATTTTAGGTTAGTTTTTTTTTAATGATGTTATTATTTACATATTTGGGTTAATAATAGTATATTTTAGGTTAGTTTTTTTTTTGTTAGGTTATTATTTACATATTTGGGTTAATAATAGTATATTTTAGGTTAGTTTTATATATATATATGCTTTTATATTATATTATCTTTTATATTATCTTTTATAGTAACTTATTATTATAT